GTACAAAATTAGCTCACGCAATGTATTCAGGAGAAATGCAATGAAACTATGTAAAGGTTGTAAAACCCCTACTAAATGCAAGAAGGCAAAGGCTTGCTTGAAAAAAGGTAAGTAAATGGCTAGAGAGTTAAACGAAAAGCAGCAGAAGTTTTTAGACGTACTGTTTGACGAGGCAGGTGGTGACATGGTTGCCGCTAAAAAACTTGCTGGCTATTCTGATGGTACACCTACTACATCTATTGTAAAAGGTTTGAAAGAAGAGATTCTTGAAGCCACTCAGATGTACATGGCACGTAATGCGCCAAAGGCTGCACTTGCAATGACAGGTGCGCTGTACGACCCAACTGAACTTGGTATTCGTGATAAGATGGCTGCTGCCAAAGAATTACTTGACCGTGTAGGTTTGGTAAAAACAGAAAAGATGGAAGTCAAAACAAGTGGCGGTGTTATGCTTATGCCACCTAAAGCAAACACAGAAGAGGATGATGACTAATGGGTTTAATGGATTCAGAAGAAACCTTACGAAAAGGTTACAAAAAAGCAGGTGTAAAAACACTCCGAAATGCTTTGCGAGAGATGGAGTTCTCTGATGACGATTACGAAATTGACAGTTTAACAAAATCTGAAATAATTGAGATTATAGACAATTATATGGGTTTTGGTTCTGACTATAATAAAGGTGGAGCAGTAACTAAAAAATCTCGTGGAGCATCTGACTATCGCAAAGGTGGTATGGTTCTTTCTACAGTGGACAGACGTAAAAGAAAATGACACGCAGTATAGGCAAATGGAAACTTCCACAGCCGACAGATATTAAAGAAGAAAACGAATGGGTACAGATACCACGCATAGCACGGACTGTACCATTTGGTTATAAACTGAACGATGATGACCCCGACATACTTGACCCCATCAAGACTGAACTAGACTTGCTAGAAAAAGCAAGACAACATGTAAGGCAGTATTCATATCGTGAAGTAGCTAACTGGTTAAGTAAGAACAGTGGCAGATATATTTCACATGTGGGTTTGAGGAAACGGTTAGATAATGAGCGACAGCGTAAGAACCAAGCTGCAAGTCTCCGCAAGTGGGCAGACTATGCGAAAAAGGCAATTGCCAAAGCGGAAGCCCTCAAAGAAGAAAGAACAGGCGCAAAAGCCAACGGTTGAAATAAAAGAAACTGTACCTGTTTCACATGAAACTCAGTATGAAACAGCTAGTATTGAAGAGACAGCAAACGTACTCTTCAAGCCTAACCCCGGACCACAAACAGAATTTCTTGCCGCATCGGAACGTGAAGTTCTCTACGGCGGCAGTGCAGGGGGCGGTAAGTCATACGCCATGCTTGCTGACCCACTACGATACATGGGGCATCCACAATTTAGTGGATTGATGTTACGACATACAACTGAAGAACTGCGAGAACTTATATTTAAATCGCAGGAGTTGTACCCAAAAATCTGGCCCGGTATTAAGTGGTCAGAACGAAAGATGCAGTGGACTGCACCATCTGGCGCAAGGTTGTGGATGTCTTATCTGGATAGAGATGAAGATGTCTTGCGTTATCAGGGTCTGGCATTTAGCTGGATAGGGTTTGACGAATTAACACAGTGGTCCACACCCTACGCATGGAACTATATGCGTTCTCGTCTAAGGTCCACTGCACCAGACTTGCCAATCTTTATGAGGGCAACAACTAACCCCGGTGGACGGGGACATCATTGGGTCAAGAAAATGTTCATTGACCCTGCCCCATATGGAAAGGCATTCGATGCGACAGACATTGAAACAGGAGAGGTGTTACGATACCCAGCTGGACATGAGAAGGCTGGAAAGTCTTTATTCAAAAGACGCTTTATCCCTGCAAGACTATCTGATAACCCATACCTCTCTTCGGGCGGTGATTACGAAGCCATGCTTCTTTCCCTACCAGAGCAACAGCGTAGGCAGCTTCTGGAAGGCGATTGGGATATTAAAGAAGGAGCAGCCTTTACTGAGTTCAATCGTGATATTCATGTTGTTGAACCTTTTCACATCCCTAGTAACTGGGTTAAGTTTAGGGCTTGTGACTATGGCTACGGGTCTTTTTCTGGTGTACTTTGGTTTGCAGTCGCACCTTCAGAACAACTTATCGTCTACAGAGAACTTTACGTATCAAAGATACTTGCGACAGACTTGGCTGAAATGATACTAGATTTGGAGGCAGGGGATGGAAACATCAAGTACGGGGTTCTTGATTCTTCTCTTTGGCATAAGCGTGGGGATACTGGTCCTAGCCTTGCTGAACAAATGATTCAAAGAGGATGTCGTTGGAGACCCTCAGATAGAAGTAAAGGTAGTCGCGTAGCTGGTAAAAACGAAATACACCGTAGACTACAGGTAGATGAATACACAGAGGAACCAAGACTTGTCTTCTTTAATAATTGCACGAACATTGTCGCACAGTTACCGTCCTTGCCCATTGACAAAAAGAATCCAGAGGATATTGACACGCATTCAGAAGACCACTTGTATGATGCGCTAAGATATGGTATAATGTCAAGACCAAGGTTTAGTATATTTGATTATGACCCTATGGGAAGACCGGGCGGTGGAATGCGAGTAGCAGATTCAACATTTGGATACTAAGGAATTAAAACATGGCTGATGATGACATTATGATTGAGGACGATGCTATCTCATTAGAGGATACAGATAACCCTACAGAAAGTGATGTAGAGGTATCTAAGATTGTACCAATCATTCTTGAAAAATACAGACGTGCTGAAGACTATCGTTATCAAGATGAAGAGCGTTGGTTAAAAGCATATCGTAACTATCGCGGTTTGTATGGTCCAGATGTACAGTTTACAGAAGCTGAAAAGTCACGTGTCTTTATCAAAGTTACAAAAACAAAAACACTTGCTGCATATGGTCAGATTGTAGACGTTTTATTTGCTAACAATAAATTTCCCCTTTCTATTGAACCTACAGAATTACCAGAAGGTGTAGAAGGTGATGTACATTTTGACCCACAAGCACCTGACCAAGCTATGCAAGAAATGCAAAGCCCTTATGGTTACAAAGGTGATGGACAAGAATTACCTGCTGGGGCAACTTCTAAAACATTAATAGAGCGTCTTGGTTCTCTTGCAAATAAACTTCGTCCTGTTGAAGACAAGTTGCAAAAAGGTCCGGGTACTACACCTACAGCAGTTACGTTTAGTCCAGCAATGGTTGCTGCTAAAAGAATGCAGCAAAAAATTCATGACCAGTTAGAAGAATCAAGTGCCAATAAATATCTGCGTAGCACTGCATTTGAAATGGCATTGTTTGGTACTGGCGTTATGAAAGGTCCATTTGCTGTTGATAAAGAATATCCTAATTGGGATGATGCTGGTGAGTACAATCCAGTAATTAAAACCGTTCCGCAAATTTCTCATGTATCTGTCTGGAACTTTTATCCAGACCCAGATGCAAACAATATGGATGAAGCACAGTTTGTAATTGAACGTCATAAGATGTCACGTTCTCAATTACGCAATCTAAAAAGACGACCATACTTCCGTAGCAAAGTAATTGACCAAGTTATTACTATGGGAGAAAATTACACTAAGAAATATTGGGAAGATGATTTAGAAGACTATGCACCAGAGCATGGCATTGACCGTTTTGAAGTCCTTGAGTATTGGGGCATGGTTGATGTTGAGATGCTTAAAGAGCAAGGCGTAGTTATTCCAAAAGAAATGTCAGACTTCGATGAATTACAAGCCAATGTCTGGATTTGTAATAATCATTTGATTCGTATGGTACTTAATCCATTTAAGCCAGCCCGTATTCCATATCACGCTGCACCATATGAACTGAATCCATATTCATTCTTTGGCATTGGCATTGCAGAAAACATGGATGATACGCAGACACTGATGAATGGCTTTATGCGTATGGCTGTGGATAATGCTGTATTGTCAGGTAACTTGCTTATTGAGATTGATGAAACAAATCTAGTGCCGGGACAAGACTTATCTGTATATCCGGGTAAAGTGTTTCGCAGACAGGGTGGCGCACCGGGACAGGCTATCTTTGGTACAAAGTATCCTAACGTGTCTAGTGAGAACATGATGATGTTTGATAAGGCTCGTGTACTGGCAGATGAAAGCACAGGATTTCCATCCTTTGCGCATGGGCAGACAGGCATTCAAGGTGTAGGACGTACTGCTAGTGGTATCTCAATGCTTATGGGTGCTGCTGCAGGTTCAATTAAAACAGTTATTAAGAATGTTGATGATTATCTTCTCAAGCCATTAGGAGAGGGCTTGTTTAGATTTAATATGCAGTTTGACTTTGACCCAGACATTAAAGGTGATTTGGAAGTCAAAGCAAGAGGAACTGAAAGTCTTATGGCTAACGAAGTGCGTAGTCAACGGCTTATGCAGTTCTTG